TAACGCTATTGGCCGCAGACAAGACCAGTTGGTTCTTGATGCATTGTCAGCTGCAAGTGGTACTGGTACTGTATCTAACGATATCGGTGGTACTGATACCAACATGAACGTAGCTAAGTTGCGTGAAGCAAAGCGTTTGCTTGACAAGAATAACGTACCGCCAGAAGGCCGTAACATTATTCTCCACGCATCAGGTTTAGCATCGTTGTTGTCTGAGACAGCAGTAACCAGCTCTGACTTCAATACTGTTAAAGCACTTGTTGCTGGCGAAATCAATACGTTCTTAGGCTTTACTTTCCACATCCTCGGTGACCGCTCTGAAGGTGGTTTAGCAATTGATGGTTCTTTAGACCGCACTTGCTTTGCTTTCCACAAAGATGCCATCGGCTATGCAGAAGGTATTGCCCCACGCACCGAAGTTAATTACATCCCTGAGAAGACCTCGTTCCTCGTGAACAGCATTTTCTCTGCTGGTGCAATTGCAATCGATGCGGAAGGTATTGTTAAGATTACCGCTCGTGAAACCGCCTAAAGGAGATTAATATGGCTTATTCTGAAACTGGTTTTACAACTGTTGCAGCCTCTAAAGCTGGTAATGCTCCATCTATTTACACCTATGCAACTGCTGATGCAATTGCTGATGTAAATACAGAGGGCTACTTTAACTCACTATCAACAATCCTCAAGATTGGCGATTTGATTTATTGTGTAACCTCTACAGGCACTACCGCTGTTGCAACATTGGCTGTTGTTCGTTCCAATGCCTCTGGTGTTGTGGACATCGATAATGGTACTACTTTAGCCGCTACTGACGGGGACTAATAGTATTAGTATCAAGGTGGGCTATTGCTGGCAAAACTGGCAATAGCCCATTCTTACATTGGAGATTTAAATGGCAGCTGGCGATACCGCACTATCAATTTGTTCTGATGCTTGCGTAATGTTAGGCGCAAAGCCTATCTCCTCATTTAATGAAGGAACTGATGAGGCATCGATTGCAGACCGCTTATATTCGGATATCCGCAATCAAGCACTCATGCTTTACCCTTGGTCATTTAGCTTTAAAAAGACCTCTATTGCTCGATTGGTAACAACTCCTACCAATGAGTACCGCTACGAATATCAACTGCCTGGAGACCGCTTAGGATCGCCCAGAGCAGTATATGACACAAGTGCTGTTGGCATCCCACCACGCAAAGAATACAGAATCATGGGCAGCAAGTTATTGACTGACTATGAAGAGGTTTATATTGATTATCAATATGCCGTACCCGAATACGATATGCCCAGTTATTTTGTGCAGTTGCTCAAATATATGATGACTTGGCATCTTGCTTTACCTATTACGGATCAGACCGAGAAAAGCCAGTATTGGCAGTCTGTCGCTATTGGATCCCCAGCCGAGAATGGCAGAGGTGGATACCTAAGACAAGCTATGAATATTGATGGCCTTAACCAGCCAACCAATGCGATTAACGATTTCTCACTTATTGCTGTGAGGTATTAATGGCTCGTTTTGTCTCTATCCAGACAAACTTTTCTACAGGCGAGTTAGACCCATTGCTCCGAGCAAGGGTTGATTTAGCAGCCTACGCTAACGCATTAGAAGAGGCCACCAATGTGGTCTGTCAGCCACAGGGTGGCATTAGACGTAGACCCGGCACAAAGTACATTGCATCACTACCAAACAGTAGCACAGAGTCAGCCGGTAACGGCACACGTTTAGTTGAGTTTGAGTTCAGCACATCTGATTCCTATATGCTTTGCTTTACGCATAATCGGATGTATGTATTTAAAAACAAGAATCAGATTACCAACATCAATGGCTCTGGCAACCCATACCTTGATACATCGTCACTTGGCTTAACTGGCGCACGTTTAGCTAATATTGTATGGACTCAGTCGGCAGACACGTTAATTGTGGTTCATCCTGACATTAATCCAATCAAGATTGTTAGGGGTGGCACAGATGCAACTTGGACAGGATCTGCTATTACGTTTGACTCCATTCCAAAGTATGCGTTTACAGCATCGTTTAGCAATCCAGCCGGTACGCTAACACCATCGGCTGTATCGGGCAAGATTACATTAACTGCCAGCTCTTCAGTATTTGTGTCTGGTAGCGTTGGCCAATACGTCAACGCATCTCCACAAGGTAGAGCTAAGATTGTTAAGTACAACTCTGGCACATCAGTTGATGCAATTACTGAGTTCCCATTCTTTAACACATCAGCTATTGCTAATGGTTCATGGGAATACGAGTCAGGTTATGAGGCTGTTTGGTCAAGCGGTAAAGGATGGCCACGCTCTGTAACATTCCATGAAGGCCGTTTATACTTTGGTGGATCGAAGTCTCGCCCATCAACCATATGGGGTTCTAAGGTTGGATTGTTCTTTGACTTTGACCCAACAGAGGGTTTAGATGATGATGCGGTAGAGGCAACTCTAGACACCAATACGTTTAACGCTATCGTTGACATTATCTCTGGCCGAGACTTGCAAGTGTTTACTACAGGAGGTGAGTTCTATGTTCCCCAGAATGGTCTTGACCCAATTACTCCAACGAATTTCTTTGTTAAAACAGCGAGCCGTAACGGCATTAAAGAAGGCATTCGGGTTCAGCAGTTAGAGTCTGGTACATTGTTTGTACAGAGACAAGGAAAGGCATTAAATGAGTTTGCTTATACTGATACGCAACTTACATACGTCACACAAAAGATATCGCTTCTTGCTGGGCATCTCTTACGGACTCCATCTCGCATGGCTTTGCGTAGGTCTGTGGCTACTGACGAAAACGACTTACTGTTAATTACTAATAGCGATGACGGCACAATGGCCGTATTCTCGTTATTAAGAGCGCAAAACGTAATCGCTCCATCAGAGTTCACTACAGTTGACGGATCCTTTGTTGACGTAGGTGTGGATATTTCAACCATCTACACAATAGCAAAACGCAATGTAAACGGCACATTCCAATACTACGTTGAGGCTTTTGACAATGATTTGTTAACAGACTCATCTAAAACTGGTGGAGCTGCTGCATCCGTCTCAATGAGCCATGTAGCTACAGAGACAGTTAACGTCATTCTTGATGGATCTGTACAAGCTAATCAAGCAGTACCAGGCGGTGGCACAGTCACATTCCCACGCTCATCGGCTACAAAATATGAGGTTGGTTTACCAATCACAGTACGAGCTGTAACCATGCCAGTTGACCTAAAACTACAGACAGGCACACGCATTGGATTTAAGAAGAGAATCGTTGAGGTTAACGCATTGGTTGCCAACACCCAACACCTAAAGATTAATACAATCCAAGTACCATTCAGAGCGTTTGGCGATATTCTTGATGAGGCAGTTGACGAATACACAGGCACAAAGACATTGCATGGCATATTGGGCTATACGACAGAAGGCAAGATTACAGTTGAGCAAGACGTACCATTAAAGATGACATTGCTCGGTTTAGAGTACAAAGTAGCAACACATCAAGGAACTTAATATGAGATTTTCTAGACAAGACCTTAAAAACTTTGATGGCCCAATCGGTGATCCATTTAATGGCCCAGCCGTAAACAAGCATATTGGACAGAAGTATCAAGACCCAGTAACAGCTATTGCTCTTACATTAACAGCAGTTAGTGCAGCCGGATCAATACAAGCTGGTCAAGCTAGAAACAAGATGTATCAAATGCAAGCCAAGCAAGCAGAGGTTGAGTCTGACCGCAGAGCTGTGCAGTATGAGTTACAGGCTAACGAGATTCTTAGACGTACTAACCAAGCTAACGCAGCTGTAGTGGCTCGTGGCTTTGCTGGTGGCACACAAGGCTTTGAGGGATCTGCTGGATTGATACAGCAAGTAAATAATACTAAGGGTGGCAAAGAGTTTGTGTTTGCTTTGTCTAATGCAGATATGACCAAGCGTAGCGGATTAATTCAAGCAAGTCTATACCAAGGCGCTGGACAGATTGCTGAACAGGCTGGCTACTTTGAGGCTGCTGGTAAGTTAGGCCAAGCTGCATATATGGGCAGTAAACTTGGTGGGCCTCCTAGCACTCCTAGCGCAAGAACTGATTTAGCTGGCTCTGATTTTTAATTTAAAGAGATTAAAGTAATTATGGCAGAACTTCCACGCTACCAACCAACTGGCTATCTGCCAGCAGACATTCCACGTCTAGACTTTGCTAATCTCAAAGAGTCTGTAGCCATGACTCAAGGTATTAATTCTGCCTTGGATCGATTGGCTGGATTTGCTTTTAAAGAGGCAGAGGAAAGAGCAAGACGTGAGGGTATGCAATGGGCACCAGAAAACCAGCCAACAACAGAACAGGTGATGGCTGCTAAAGATGATCCAGATGCATTGCAAAAATTGTTTGCAAAGCCTGGAACAGCGTTTGGTGATGCTGCTCGTAAAGTACAAGCAATTCAGCTAAGAACCGAGCTTGAGGCTGTTGGCAGACAAAAGTTAGCAGAGTTAAGTGTTAGATCGGAAAGAGAAGGTTTTGGATTTGACAAAATTCAATCAGAGATTAAGGCGCTAACTAATGGATATGCTAGAGCTATAAGCGCTGTTGATGCTGAAGAGGGGTCAAGATTTAGAGCATCTATATCAGTAGTTGGAAGTTCTATTATTACTAAAGCTGCTGAAGCTCAACAAAACATTGCTGTTGAGCAAAGAATTGCTTTTACTGATGATTTTTTAGCATCAACACCAACAAATCTTGGAACCCATTTAGTAGCGATATCAGATCCTCTAAAGTTAAGAGAGGCATTTGACTTGGAGTTTGACAAAGTTTTATCAGCAGCTCAAGGTGTACGAAAGCCTGGTTATACAAAAGAAAAAGTTGATGACTTTAATAAAGCAAAAATAAATGCAATTATTGAGTATGCAATTAGCAAAGATTTTGCACCAACAGAGATAGACGGATATAGAAGATTAATTACTGGAGATTATGGAAAATTATCTCAGGTAATGAAAAATGTAAATCTTGATAAATTAAAGACACAATGGCTTGAAAAAACAGGAAATATTATTGAATCAAATAATAAAGCAAACGCATTAAGTCTTTCATTAAATCAAGACAAAGTAAATCAAATTTTAGAAAATGCTTACAGCGGAAAAATAGGCAGTCAAGATGCATATCGTCAAATAAAATCATTAAACGTAACTCTGCCAGATAGCCAAATGAAAGCATTGCTTTCTGGAGAGGGCGCTGGAGCTACACCAAAAGAATTTGGTAATTATGAGTCTATGACTCAGCGTGGATTGCTTGGAGAAAATGATATAAACAGTCTTGCTGAAAACGGAAAGATGAGCTGGCCACAAGCAAATAAACTTAAACAACAAGCTCGAAATCCAGATCCACAAATGAGGGATGCATTAAGTTATGGAAGAGCAGCTGTTGGAGCGCCAGGAGAAATGACGTTTGGGTTTGGATATGAAAAGCAAAGATACGAAAGAATTCAAAGTCAGCTGCGTGATAGAAAGTATGAGGCATTGCAAGCTGGTAAACCATTTGACCCAATGCAAGTAATAAAAGAAATTATTAAAGTAGACTCTGCAACAGCAGAACATAAGCAATATGAAACTGATTTAGATGATTTCAAAAAAAGACTAGAAAGAAATGGAATTAAGTTTGACAATAATAGAATTTATACAGACAAAGACTTAAAAGATGTTGGCAAAAGAGAAAGAGACATATTGATTGATATGCAGTCTAAATTAAAAAGGGATAAGGATCAGTAATGGTTGAGGATCGTTTTGCGGATTTAATTAGACATAGCTATCAGTTGCCAATTGAAGAAGAGCAACCTATGGAAGATACCATGCTTGCTGCTGGGCCAATAACGTCTGATGTTCCACAAACTGGGGTCAGGCTCGGCAGAGCTGGTGTTACTCTGCAACAATCCGCTAAGGCCGGTGGTTTAGATAAGCCATTAATTGCTTTATTGGATACCTTGGCTGGCGCAATGCGTGGTGCTACAGGCGCTGCAATTGGTTTGCCTGGAGATATCCGTTCTATTGTTGACTTGATTAACCAAGAAGGTGCAGAGGCTGTAATGGGAAAGCGTATGTTCCCAACCTCTGAAGAGGTTTTGCAAAGCAATAAATTGCCTCAAGTTGTACCAGCTGGCGCACCAAATGCAGCAGAGCGCCAAAAGACAGTTGACGTAGCACAGGCTGTTGGAGAGTTCTTGCCAGCACCAGGATTGTTGGATGTGCCAAAGGTAGTTAAGGGTGCAACTAAAGCAGTACAGGCTACCAAGGGTATGCCAGTTGGCATGAGTACGCAGATGGTTGGCGAAGGTGTTAGCGAGCTTGGATTTTACTCAGCAGCTAAAGAGGCTGTAGATGCTATTCAGCAACCAAAGGGAACTGGCGAGCAATTCCTAAAACAGATTGAAAAGACTCCCGGAGTTAAGCCAGAAGAGATTAAGTGGACAGGATTAGATGAGTTTTTGGCTGGTAAGAAGTCGGTAACTAAGGCTGAGGTTCAAGAGTACCTAGACAAAAATCGCGTAGAGGTTAAAGAGGTTCAGCTTGGCGATATTAAATTAAACGAAAAAAGTGAATACGCATTACCAGAAGTTTTAAAGGTTCTTAAAGAAAATCAGTCAAATGGTTATAGCGGAATGAGGGTTACATTAGCAAATGACTATGATGCATATCAAGCCCTAACCAAGAAGTTCCCAAACTTAGAAGATACCGATAACTGGGAAGATAGAGTTTTATCTGAATTAATTGGGCCTGACGCTGGTGGCACTAAGTTTTCAAAATACCAATTACCTGGTGGCACGAACTATCGAGAAATCTTTATGACATTGCCAACCAAAACAGTAACAGAAGATGAGGCTAGGATTATTTTGGGAGCAAGCCCTGATGCTAAATTAAGTCAGGCTGATATTGCATATGCTAGTAGAAAAAACAAAGATGAATATATTGTGCCACGAGCGCATAGCGCTGACGGAGAGGCAGATATAAATCGCATTGCTCATATGCGAGTCAATGACCGCATAGATGCTGATGGTAAAAAGGTTTTTTTTATTGAGGAGATCCAATCTGACTGGCATCAAACGGGTCGCAAGCAAGGGTATAAAACAAAACTTTCAAAAGAAGAAACTGCTGAACTTAAAGATTTACGCAAAAAAGAACTTGACGGAGATGGTTTGTTATTTTCTGATGATGCAGATAGGCTTACTGAACTTGAGAAAAAAATAGAAAGTGGTGTACCAGATGCACCATTCAAAACCACATGGCATGAGCTAGCTCTCAAGCGTGCTATCCAACTTGCATCAGAGGGTGGCTATGACCGAGTAGCGTTTACTACTGGCAAGACTCAGGCGGCTCGTTATGACTTGAGTAAGCAAGTAAAAATGATTAGCGCAATGCCTGACAAAAATGGTACATATAACATTTATATTGAAGGCAACAATGGCGATGCCTTATTTAGAAATCAAAATGGATTTGGCGAATATGGTCAAAAAATTGTAACTCCAGAGGAGTTTGAGGAGTTAGTAGGTAAAGATGTCGCCAAAACAATTATGCAAAAATCTGATGAACTTAATCGTGGCAAGGTAAGTAAAGACCAATTTAAGTTTTATGATTCTAAGCCAGCAGATTTAACTATTGGCGGTGAGGGTATGAAAGGTTTTTACGATGACATCCTCCCCAAGTTTTTAAATAAGTACGCTAAGAAGTGGGATGCCAAAGTTGGTATGACAGACATAATTACCCAAAAAGCTAGTGATAACTATCCACAAAATATTAGGCGGCTTGAAGGTGGCCGAGTTAAAAAAGGTATAGATAAGTTTGAGTCTGTCCAGTACATTGACATTACACCTAAAATGAAAGAATCTGTTTTAACTAAAGGTCAACCATTATTTGCTGTAGGTGGAGCTGGCGCTGCAATGCAACAAGAGGATAATAAATAATGTCTATAAAGCCATTAAACGAGCGGTTAGATGAACTAGAATCTGCTGAAAAAGATGTTGCTGAGTTGCCAATGAAAATATCGGCAACTGAAGATGCCTTTCCTAGCGCTGAAGAACCTCCTCAATTTGAGCCAGTACAAGTTGCTGGATTGGGTGACTTAAAAAACCTAGGCAATATTTTTAAGAAAAGCAAAAAATCTGAAAGACCTTTAATTAAACCAGGCAAAGAACAGGAAACTGTTGGACCATATCAGGTTATACCAGAGGCTACAACAAAAAAAGCAGAAGAGATTTTGCAAGAAGCTCCAGCAATGCCAGTTACCGGCAAGCCATCTCCTACATCGGCAGAGGTTGCAGCTGGTGTTCCAGAAACAGCATTTAATCTAGACTTGATTAAAGATGACGATGGTGTAAAACAATTTATTGAAGCTACTGCTAGATCCTATGGCGCAGACAAAATAGAAAAAGTTAGCTATAAAGAAATAGCAACCAAAGTTGCCGCTGAAGGATATGATGAGGCTTTTTTGGCTAGGATTCTTAATCCGTTAGAAGCCACTAAGGCCAATCCTAGCGATGCTTACAAAATGCTATTGGCATTGACAGATGCTGGTAAAAGAGCATATGACCTTGGAGTTAAGGTAACAGAGGCAACAAAAGCTGGAACATTAAATGCTGATTTAGCAAGCGAGTTTCAACAAGCTGTTGCGCTAGAGGGGTCATTGCTTAAAGCGGCAAGAGGCCGTCAGGCTGATATTGCAAGAACGCTTGGTATATTTTCTGAGGCAAGACAGTCAACCGCAGAAAGAGGCAAAGTTCTTGAAGCGATTATGAATGAATCTGGTGGCATTAAATCAGTACATGATTTTGCTACAAAATATATTGCACTTGATTCAAGAGCAGCAAGAGCTGAAATGGCATCGTCTGGTTATGCAAGTGATTTAAAAGGTGTAGCCGGTAGAGTTACAGATATTGTTATGACCACATGGATTAATGGCATATTGTCTAGTCCAATTACACACGCTAAGAATATTGCTGGTAATACATTTTTTGGTGCATATCAAATACCAGAAAGATTGGTTGCCTCTGGAATTGGAAAGGTTAGAAATGTTCTTTTCCCAGGCGGTGAAACAGGAATTAAATTAAACGAAATACAGGCACACGCAATTAGCTTTGTTACGTCTCCAAGAGAGGCTTTTGAAATTGGGCTAAGAGCTTATAAAAACAATACACCAACTGATCCGTTTACAAAGATTGAGTCTACTAGATATAACAGAGATCCATTTTCTATTGATGCAGAAACAGATTTTGGGAAGTCAATGGCAAAGGCTTTGCAGCTGTATGGTTCATTTGTAACCATACCTGGTAGAGCCTTAATGGCAGAGGATGAAATTTTTAAAGCATGGGGATTTAGAAACCATATAAATCTTTTGTCTATCCGAGAGGGTAACAAAATGTTTGAAGAGCTTATTAAAAAAGGCATTGACTCAGATTCTGCTGCCAAGCAAGCAGAGGCTCTAACACTTAGTTTGCAAGCTAATCCAACAGAAGAGCTTATGAGGGCTGCAACATCAGAGGCCAGAACGCTAACATTTACAAAAGAATTAGAAGGTTTTCTTGGCGATGCAGCAAAAATGACACAAAGTCCTTTAATCAAAATGTTTGTGCCATTTATTAGAACCCCAACAAACATTATGTTGGAAACAATTAGCAGAACACCAGTTGGTGTTTTAAGCCCAAAGTTTATTAGCGACATTAAAGCTGGTGGAATACAAAGTGATATAGCAATGGCCAAGATTGGTCTTGGTTCACTTGTCATGTACTCTGTTGCAGCTGGTCCACTAGAAGGAAAGTTGACCGGATACGGCCCAATGAGGAAAGGCGATAAGCAAGTCCTAGAAGGTACTGGCTGGCAACAGTTTAGCTATGTATTAAGAAGAGACCAGGTCAGCGATGAGCGACTTAAAGAATGGGAAAAGCTAACAAAGGTAAGTGTTGGAAAAGATAAGGTATACATAAGCTATGCTGGCTTAGAGCCATTAGCATCTTTGTTGGCTATTGCAGCAAGTGCTGGCGAATACTCAATGCAAGAGGCATCAGAAGCTGATTTAAGCAAAATATTTATGGGCGGTGTTTTAGGCTTATATAACTATATGAGCGAACAGCCTATGTTAAAAGGTATTAGCGAAATGATGAGCGTTCTTAAATCTTCAGCGCAAGATGAAGAGCCTTTCTTGTACAACGTATTTGCTCAAATGTCTAAACAGATGACAAGCGTTCTAATTGGTGGAAGCCCATTAGGTGTGCATAGTTCATTTGTCGCTAACATAGAGCGGTTTATAAATCCAGAACAATCTTTGGTTATGGAGGCAAGGTCACCATTAGATGACAATCCATTCAATGGAATTAAAAAGGGAGCCATGGAGGCCATTGGCCAAGCTATGTCAAGAAACCCATTAACCTCAGATATGTTGCCACCCAAAATAGACCCATTAACAGGGATCACAAAGAAAACTGGTGAGGGAAATTGGAACGAAACATTTAATCCATTTAAAACATCAGAGGGCAAAGACAGTCCAGCCCATATGATTTATGCCCAATTCCGTCTGCCAATGTATATCCCAGAAAAGAAAATAAATGGGGTTGAGTTAAATGATGACCAATATACAAGACTTATTGAGCTGGCAACCAAGGGTAATAAGATTGAGAAAAACTTGCTAATGCTTGCAAATGATCCAAACTTTATAGCCTTTGCCAAGACCACAAATAACCCTAATGCTGGTTTTGCCAAAGCCCAGGCAATAGTGCAAAGGGTTGCTGAGTCTGCCTATGCGGAGGCCAGAAAGATATTAATTATGGAAGATTCTAGTTTGCGTATGGATATCGGTGATGTCAAAAAACTAGAGCAATCTGAAGGTAAGTTTAGGTAGTAGATTTTTATTCAAAAATCAATTAGATTAGGGAAATATTATGGCTGATTATGCGATATCTAACGTAGCAAGACGTGTGGTCTACACCAATACTGGTGTCGGGCCATACTCGTTTACGTTTGAAATTCTTGCCAATACCGATATCGCTGTATATCGGGGCAGTACATTGCTGACTCTGACCACAGATTACAGCGTAACCATTAATGCTAACGGCACAGGATCAATTACCCTAGTAACCGCTGGCACAGGCAATATTACGATTGTTGGCGCAAGAGCAATTCAACGCACTAGCGACTATACGACAGGCGGTGACTTGTTTGCCAGCACCCTTAATACTGACCTAGACTCACAGACCATCTACGCACAGCAAGTAGCCGAGACCGCAGAGCGTGGCCTCAAGGCTCCAGTAGTAGATCCTACAGACATCAACATGACCTTGCCAGCTAAGGCAACTCGTGCTGGTACAGTCCTAGCCTTTAACGCAACAACTGGTAACCCAGAGGCTGGCCCAAGCATTGGCTCTGTAACCACAGTCGCAGCTCAGTCAGCCAACATCAATACTGTCGCTACAAATATTGCAAGCGTTAACACAGTCGCTGGTAATAATTCAAACATTAATACAGTTGCTGGGATATCGGGTAACGTAACAACAGTTGCTGGAATTAGCGCTAACGTCACATCGGTTGCTGGCAACTCAAGCAACATTAATACAGTTGCTGGCATCTCAGGCAACGTGACCACAGTTGCTGGAGTCTCCTCTAGTGTATCGACTGTGGCTGGAATATCAGCCAATGTGACCACAGTAGCTGGCATCTCTAGTAACGTAACGACTGTAGCCGGTGTATCTGCAAACGTAACAACTGTAGCTACAAACATTGCAGCGGTTAACACAAACGCTACAAACATTGTTGCTATCCAGAATGCATCAACCAACGCAACCAACGCAGCTGCATCAGCCGTATCTGCTGGTAACGCACAGACCGCAGCCGAGGCAGCTCGTGATGCAACACTAGCAGCATACGATAACTTTGATGATAGATATCTCGGTAGTAAGACAAGCAATCCTACATTAGACAATGACGGCAACGCTCTAGTTGGTGGCGCTCTATACTTTAACTCTGTCGCTGGTGAGATGCGAGTATATACAGGCTCTGCTTGGGTAGCTGCATATGTATCTGGCACAGGCTTTTTATCTTCAGCAAACAACTTATCTGATCTAGCCTCTTTTTCTACAGCCAGGACAAACCTTGGCTTAGTTGCATCGGCAACAACCGACACCACTAACGCAAGCAACATTTCTAGTGGCACACTCGGTGCAGCCAGACTGCCAGCGTTTACTGGTGATGCGACTAGCTCTGCTGGATCGTCTGCTCTGACATTAGCAACAGTCAACTCAACTACTGGAACCTTTGGCTCATCTAGCTCTATTCCTGTAGTTACAGTTAATGGCAAGGGATTAGTAACATCGGTTACAACATCAGCCGTAGCTGGTGGTCAATACTTTGGATCAGCTGCTACTAAAGCAATTGCTTATAACAGCACCACGATTGCAGAAAATATCACAACGACATCGGGCAACAATTGCCTATCAGTTGGGCCAATCACAATTAACAGCGGGTTCTCTGTAACGATTGCATCAGGACAAAGGTGGGTAATACTATGAGCATTGTTTTAGTAGGTTCAACTTCAGGTAGCGTTACATTACAAGAACCAGCCGTTGCTGGTACTACTGTATTGGACTTGCCAGCCACTTCAGGTACTATTTTAACCACAGCAAGTACAGGTATTAGTGCATCTAACATCACTACTGGAACTTTGCCTTACGCACAACTTCCTGTAGGTACTGTTTTGCAAGTGGTTAGTACACTTAAAAACGATACTTTTTCAACCACAAGTACCAGTTTTGTTGATGTAACAGGGCTTTCACTTTCAATTACACCTAGATTTGCAACAAGTAAAATTCTTATATTAGTAAGCACTTGGTTAGGTGTTGCTTCTAGTGCTAGAACTGGTGTTCGTTTAATGCGTGATTCAACAGCAATAGGTGTAGGAACTGGTGGAACTTATAATGTTTCAGGTTATAACGCTGATTGGGCAAGTGGTGCTGGAGATAATTTAGGATGCACTAGCGTTTCATTTTTAGATTCGCCAGCGACTACTTCTGCTACAACTTACAAAATACAACAATTTGTAACAACTGGAACTGGATATGTGAACAGGCGTGGTAACGATACTACTTTTGTTACTGGTTCAACAATTACAGCTTTGGAGATTGACGCATGATTGAAGCTATTTATAAACTATATCCACAAGTTCTTACCACTAATGGCGATAAAGCCTATGACAAAGACGGCAACGAAGTCGCATACGATAAAGCCGCAGTTCAGGCTTATGTTGATGCTCATGCTTATATTGCTAAAAGAGCCGCAGAATATCCGCCAGTTACAGATTGGCTAGACGGAATGGTAAAGGGTGACCAAGCACAGATTGATAAATACATTGCTGACTGCCTAGCAGTTAAGGCTAAGTATCCTAAGGGAGTAGCATAATGCCATCAATTATTAACGCAACTACCAGCACAGGACTTGTTTCTAGTGCTGACAACTCAGGCTCATTACAGTTAGCTACTAATAACGGAACTACTGCGGTAACGATTGATACCTCACAGAATGTAGGTATTGGTACTACTAGTCCACAACAAACACTTCATGTTAATAATGCAAGTAGCCCAAGAATTAAACTGACCAACGCAACAACAGGAACTGGCTCATCTGATGGTTCAGAGATTTCTATTTTTGATGCTGATACAAGTTTAAGAATTATTAACAGAGAAAGTGCAAACATTTTATTTGGCACTGCTGACACAGAACGGATGCGTATTACTTCAGGTGGTAACTTATTTGTAAACTGCACTTCTGAACCATCTTCTTCCGTAAAAGGATGGGGATTAACACAAATAGCTTCAGGAAATTATGTATCTAGTGCAACAACCAATAGCGGAAACTTTGACCACTATTATTTTTATTCCGTCAGTGGACTTGCTGGATTTATCAGAACAAATGGAACAACTTGCACCTATAACTCTGTTTCCGATGCAAGATTAAAAAATAATATTATTGATGCTCCGTCTGCATTGGATGTTGTAAATAATATTAAGGTTCGTAGTTTTGATTGGAAAACTGGCAATGGTCATGTAGATTATGGTTTTGTTGCCCAAGAATTAAATGATGTTGCACCACAAGCAGTCGCAGAAGGTGAAAATACAGAAGAAGGTGAAATTAAAACACCTTGGGCTGTTGATTCTTCAATGCTAGTGCCAATGCTTGCAAAAGCACTTCAAGAACTAAACGCTAAAGTAGAAGCACAAGCAGTCCGCATCGCTGAATTAGAAGGAGCAAAATAATGCCAGCAATTATTGACGGCTCGGTTGGTAGCCAATTCCCAACAACAATCGGTGTAGGTAACGCTACCCCATCTACTAGCGGTGCTGGTATTACATTTCCAGCTACTCAATCAGCAAGCACAGACGCTAATACGCTAGATGATTATGAAGAAGGTACTTGGACACCGATTATTGGTGGTAGCGGTGGTCAGTCAGGACAATCATATTCAGGACAAACAGGGCATTACACAAAAATTGGTAGAGTGGTAACTGTAACATTTCGAGTAGTTTTATCAACAAAAGGAACAATTACTGGGGATGTTGTAATCGCAGGACTTCCATTTGCAATACAAAACGATATTTCTTATGGTTCAGGAATTACACTTTTTCAAAGTTTGGCAACAAACTGGAATTATGTTTTTTTATTTCCAATAGCAGGTAATACATACGCTCGTGTTGATGGCACAAAAACTGCTGGTGCTGGAACAGTTTCAGCCGCAACAGCAGATATTGGAAATATTAGTCAGTTCAATGGTTCAATTACTTACTTTGTTTAAAGGTTAATCATGGCACTAAAAGAATCTACAAAAATTGACCAAATTGAAGTCGTAAACGATTGGAACATTCAAGTCCGTCAGGCTACTGTTATTGAGCGAGATGGTGAGTTTGTATCCCGCACATTCCATCGTTGGGTATTAACTCCTGATATGGACATTAGCGGTCAAGAACAAAAGGTTCAGGATATTTGCAATGCGGCATGGACACAAGAAGTTCGCCAAGCATACGAAGCGTTTAAGGCTGAACAAGCCCAAAGGATGAAACCATGAACTTCATCTTTACATGGATCCTAGACCGCTTTGGCTTTATCCCCAGAGCAACGCTTGAGTTCCCCATTGAGAAACCAGTTACTGTTAAGCCAGCTCGCAAGGCTGCCAAGAAAGTAATACGCAAAACAGTACGAAAGAAAGCGTGATTACTATGACACAGCTTACTGACAAAGAGATTGAAGATATCGTTGAGAAGGTGACCGAGCGTGTCATCGAGAAGGTCTATACCAATATCGGTAAGTCTGTGGTCACCAAGTTCTTTTGGATTATTGGAGTCGGAGCTGTAGGTTTAGTTACATTCCTAGCTGGGATGGGCCATATCAAGATCGGCAACTAATGTGGCAGATCAGTTCGGGTTTCTTGATGGCGCAAAGGGCATCAGCAGTTCTCTAAACGCTAGTCGTGAGGTCAGCAAAGAGCTGTCCAAGAGCATTGCAGATACACAGAAAGAGGCATCCGATGTAGCCCAGCAACGCAACCTTGACAGGCGCAGAGAACTGCGTGAGAACGAAGTCCGCAAGGAGCTGTTCTTAAAGCGTGTGCTAATTGTCTGGGAGCATGAGGAGCAAGTACGCAGAGAAGAGGCAAGACTGCGAGAAGAGTTCTTAAAGAAGTATGGCAAGCGGTGGGCAGAGGTTGAGGCTCTGAAAGCAAAGCTAGAGAAACAAGAGAAGGAGTTGCAGAAAGCCTTTGATTCTGATCTATCTAAAGCCAAGTGGGCGCAGTTCTGGTGTTTCGCAGTCGCTGCATGGATAGCTTATTTTTTAGTATGGGGAAATAAATAATGTTTACTTTGTTAACAACTCTCGTTTCATTCTTAGCCGGTGGCTTACCAAAGCTCCTAGATTTTTTCCAAGATAAATCAGACAAAGCACACGAGATGGATCTTGCTAGACTCCAGATTGAGCGTGAGTTGGAGATGCGTAAGGCTGGCCTCGCATCCCAAGAGCGCATCGAAGAGATCCGCACAGACCAGATAGCCATGACCACAGCAGTACAAGAGCGTGAGTCGCTCTATGCCCATGACATAGCCATTGGCCAAGGCGCATCTACATGGGTCATCAATGCTCGTGCAATGGTGCGCCCAGCGATTACCTATGGAATGTTTGTCCTCTTTGCTTTTGTAGAAATATTTGGTTTCGTCTACGCTTGGAAGACAGGAGTTGATTTCACCATTGCTCTTGATGTCCTATGGGATAACGAGACACAAATCATCTGGAGTTCTGTAGTCGCTTTCTGGTTCGGTACACAAGCATTTAAAAAATGATTGACCACAAAGTCATCGAGATGATTAAGCACCACGAAGGTGTGAAACAAAAGCCATACCAATGCCCAGCATTACTGTGGACAGTTGGTGTTGGCCATGTAATCGATCCATTACACGCTAGGGTTCCAATAGCAGAGCGCAAGGCTTTGCCTATTCCTGATGGCTGGAACCGCACTCTATCAATGGGAGAAGTAGATGAAATTCTTGCTCAAGATTTACAGAGATTTGAAAGCGGGGTACGCAGACTATGTCCTGATGGCCTTACTCCTGGGAGGTTTGGCGCACTCGTCAGCTTTGCGTTTAATGTTGGGCTAGGCAATCTCCAGCGATCTAGCCTCAGAATGAAACACAATCGTGGAGACTTTGAGGGAGCCGCTGAAGCCTTTCTCGATTGGACAAAGGCTGGCGGCAAGGTTCTCAAAGGGTTGGTGTCAAGGCGCAATGATGAGCGAGCGCTCTACCTAAGCAACACCATCTAATACTTTCTTACGATTCTGCTTTGCGCTGGTCATTATGACCATCTGGATGGGCGAGAGCATCTCGATGGTGTCCTTATTCAGCGTGTTGAACTCCAGCAGTTTCTTTTGTTTGTCAGCCAGCGCCAGCTTGGAGTTGGCTACCTTGTCCGCAACTGTGTTGTATTGGCTAATAAACTCTTCAATGTTTTTACAGTTGACGGCATCCTTGCCTGGGATCTGTAGCCTAACTGACCCCGGAGTCGGAAGTGTTGTATTTTTACCACTATCAGGTATGTCCTCTTTAATCGAGTTCAGATCAACTTTCTTTGCTGGCATAGCTGTAGGTACTGGCGGTACTTTAGGAATCGAATCTAGGGGGTTTCTGGCGGTTCTAGAGGCAGCGTTGCCATCGTCATCCTCTGGCGCTATCCCACAGGCAGCCATGAGGCTGTATCTGCGAGCATAAGTCAGAGCGGATCCATACCCTTGGGGGTCTTGCTTGCTGGCTGGAACGTGCAGAACTCCACAGGACAGAGACTCACCAGACTCATGCAGTAGCAATGTTTCTACATTGACTCCTGTATCAGACTCGTGACACTTCTGTATCAGAGCGATGCCGTTATTGTTTAGCGCATCGATGACTGCCTCCACGCAAGCGGAGAGGTCAGCATAGCGACTGCGAAAGTGTGGGTTAGTGGATGTCTTGAGCGCTGGCCCAAACTCCTTTTGAGCCTGTACTAATGCGGTTGATATTGCTTTCATTTGAGTGCCTTAATATTTAATGTTGATTGACGAATTGTGTAAGCCTCTTTGGCTGGCACAATCTTGGCTGGGGCTGCTTTGTAGCTACGCTGTGGCCACGTTATCTGAAAGTCACCAGCCAATGCATGGCTGTGGTCTCTCATCATTCCCATAATCTCAGTCTGTGCCTTAGCGGTTTCCTCTTCAAGCCTAGATATTTTTTGCTTGTTTTCTAAGATTAATTTGGTCAGCTCCACACCATAATCATCCAGCTTTACTAGCTCACTATCCGAGCTAGTAGACCAAGTTCTAGCTGCATCCTTTGGGCTGATGGGTGGGTAGTGGTCAATGTAGCCGGTGTTCTTATAGCGATCCAGTTTGTCTTGGAACTCTTTGCACGTTCTCTCAATGAGTTCTAGGGTCTCTGGGTGCGGTCCAAACAAGAAGACCCGCAACTCTGTGCCACGATACAGCACAGCGATAGCGCCCCATGATGCCTTGGTGATGGCCATCTGCGCTTGCAGTTGGATTGGCCCTCGATACAGGGGCAAGACATCCTCGGCATCCATAGCAGTTAGCTTGGCCTCCAAGACTCCTGTACCCTCAAGTCTTATAGAAGACTGACCCACCACATAGATGCCACGCTCTGGATCGGTGAAGACCTCCTCCATCGATCCTGTGGCTGTGCCATCAAGACTGCATGAAATCGGCCACTTATCGTGAAAGTATGGTTTCTCGTGGTTGATGTCTAGCTGGTGGCAACCCAGCCTGTGAGCTGCCTCGGTCAGTATGGTTGGCTCTAGCTTGTTGCCCCAATCCATTGACTCGTTACTGATGTTTTCTAATTCCTTACCATCGATGGCTGCAATACTTGAAAGCAACTCATCGTTTGGCGAGCGATACTGGCTCATCCCACAAACCGCTGGGAGGCGGCTTGCAGAGAGCATATCGTTGGGAGTGACCTTACCTACCATTATTATTTCTCCTTATTTTTTTGCTACAGCTTTTGGTGAACTTGTAAGCCAGTAGCGTTTCCACTTGTGGGTTCGGTTGTCTGGCTCATGCTCGTACTGGTCAGCAATTCGATAACCGCTTGCTCTAAGTAGGTGTATGTAGTGTGCCAGGCGAGTAATACCATAGGTGCTAATAGCATCCCAAGAAGTAATACCACGAGCTTTCTTTTGCTTGAGATGGGCCAGTATTGTTTGAAGTTGCGTATCATTTTTGCTCACGTTTTTCGTTCCTTGATAAAAGGTTGCGGTAGATTTCCCATTTCTTTTGATGCTTGCTGCACTCGGATGGGGGTTGGAATCCATGCTTGATAAATGTGGCCATCACATCTGTCTTTTGCGATGGCACATAATGCTTATTGATGTCGTATATGGTTGACATAGTTCTCCTTATGAAAGTGCCACGATTAAGATAAATGCAATGACCGAGAGCGTGGCGATAACTCGGTCAATGATGCTGTCCTCTGGCTTGTACTTGTACAAGTCTTTGGAAGATTGGTTGTGTTGGTTCCATGCTTTCATTTTTTTAGACTCTCCATAAATTTCTCAGCGAGGCGCTCTCTGCGCTTACGTTGCCATCTTGCGTAGAACTGGGTGTTCTGCACTACTATGTATGCACCCAACACAAGCATAGTGATTACAAGCAGACTGCCTACGATATAAACCAAGGCCAGAATGGTGGTGATTAAATCAAGCATATTGAACCTTTCTCAAAAGTTTTCCTACTTGGGCGGGATGCCATACATCTAAACCTTTAGCGGTCTTGATACCACGAAGTTGCAACTCGGCAGCAACTGTACGCAAATTAGTGCCTACCCGGCTAACGATGTCTTGCAAGGTGGGCGAGACTTTCTTGACATACGCATCGCATCTGTCGCTGATTGCTTTTAAACCAGCCTGTGAGCCGATCTGTGGAGTTGGTGAACCCAATACAGTTCCACGAGCTTTGGCAGCTGCTAGAGCTGATTTGGTGCGCTCAGATATCTTCTTTGCCTCCCACTCAGCAAACACAGCAGCCATCTGTAGGAATGTGCGGTCAGCCTCTGGCATATCAGCTGCTACGAACTGCACGTTAGACTCAAGTAAGCCAGAGATGAAATGCACATTACGAGCAAGACGATCCAACTTAGCGATAACGAGTGTGGCTTTCTGTTTCTTAGCCAATGCAAGAGCTGCTGCGAGCTGTGGGCGGTCTGTCTTACGGCCAGACTCAACCTCAGTAAACTCTGCAATGATTTCTTTGCCAGCAAGGTAAGCCTGTACGGCAGAACGCTGGGCCTCTAAGCCAAGACCTGATTGGCCTTGACGTTGTGTTGATACTCTGTAGTAGGTTACAAACATAGTTAACTCCTGTGTCTCGGTGGTTAATAGCGATATCGCTAGGAATGAATATACCAAACTATATCTAGTTTTAATAGTAGGTGTTTACCCTAATCTTATTACGCTATATTTAGTCTACAATCAGATATCTCAACTAAATAAGGCAAACAATGACCGAATTAAAGCCATTCCTGGTGCGACTGCGCCCAGACGTTAGAACCTTGTTAGAGCAGACTGCCCAACAGCGCAATAAGCCCATCGCTGTAATCATTAATGATGAACTGCGGTCTTCTCTGTCGAAGAATGGAGACCTATCGCAACGTCTAAACAAGATGCTTGCGTGATTGTCTTAGAGCTGCCGTTCCCGCCATCGGTCAATACTTACTATCGTAGGGGCGCTCATGCCACCTACATGAGTAAGGCTGGGCGGGAGTACAAGCAAGCTGTGGCCGAGTACATAGCGAGCGGAGACTTCCCAAAGATGGGCGATAAGAGACTGTCTGTCAGCATGGTTGTGTGGCCACGAGATAAGCGAGTATTCGATATCGATAACCGCATCAAGAGCGTGTTAGACAGCTTGCAAGATGCTGGCCTGTTTGATGATGATAGCCAAGTAGATGAGCTGTGCATCTATCGTGGCTCACAGATTGTGCCGGGTGGCTCTATCAAAGTAATGATTGAAGAGATTAAATGAATTATTTAAGCGTATGTAGCGGAGTTGAGGCAGCGACAGTTGCTTGGCATCAAATGGGATGGAAACCAGTTGGCTTTAGTGAAATAGAAAAGTTCCCATCACAAGTATTAGCGCATCATTATCCAAGCGTTACTAATTTTGGTGACATGACCAAATATAAGGAGTGGGATATCAATGACACAGTTGGACTTTTGGTTGGAGGAACCCCATGCCAATCATTCTCAGTTGCCGGACTCAGAAAAGGACTTGAAGACCCAAGAGGAAACCTTGCCCTTACCTATGTTGGAATTCTTGACAAGTTTAGACCCAAGTGGTTCATATGGGAAAACGTGCCAGGTGTCCTCAGTTCAGGGGGTGGAAGGGATTTTGGTTCCTTTCTCGGAGCGGTGGCAGAATGCGGGTATGGGTTCTCATACAGGGTGCTTGACGCTCAATATTTCGGAGTCGCACAGCGCAGAAGAAGAGTCTTTGTTGTCGGATATCTTGGAGATTGGAGACCTACCGCAGAAGTATTATTTGAGTCCGAGAGCCTGTCAGGGAATATTGAGAAGGGCCAAAGAAAGAAACAAAGTTTTACCAGAAATGCTACAAAGAGCATTGTTTATGAAAACCATCCATCCGACAGTAGAGTGAGAGAAATGGGTGATGTATGCCAAACAGTAACCAGTACATGGGGTACAGGTGGCGGCAATATTCCTTTTGTGCAAAATGTTTCTTATGGCTTTGAACCAGGCATAGCAAAGCGAGAGGGCAATCCTAATCGATTTAGTGAAGAAATTAGCCCAACATTACGAGCAGAAATGGGAGACAACCAAGTCTCGATGGCAAACAATATGGCTGTCCGCAGACTGACACCAGTTGAGTGCGAGAGATTGCAAGGATTTCCTGATAACTACACAAACATTAAAGAGAGCTGCCCAGACGGCCCAAGATACAAAGCAATGGGCAACTCTATGGCTGTGCCGGTCATGAGGTGGATTGGTGAACGAATAAATAGGCTAGAACATGGGAACCCACGATAAAGACGTATACACAAAGGCTGTCCAAGCTGAGTCCAGTATTACTGGCAAGCGCTGGTGCAGTAATTGTCAATACAGCGTACATATAGAAGGTGGCAATTGGAAAGTAAGCGCAAAGGGAAGAGTCAGGCGGTGGATGTGCAAGGATTGTTACCGAAGGAAGACAGAGAGGGAGAGCAAATAAATGTATTACGACCCATCTGTTTCGCTTGTCGTAAGGTTCACCCAACATCCAGGCTGGTTCATCTGCCGAATGGCCGAGCGGTTGGATCCTATTCAGACGAGTTTAGGGTGTACTGTGAGGCCAAATGGGTCTTTCGAAAGTTTAGATCCAAGCGAACTCGGCAACTGTACCTCAAGGAAGTGGCAAGGGTGCGTGGCGAGGCTGGCTATGCTAAGTTGTACGCAGCCATGTTAGATATCTGGAAGAGAAAGCAAGGCCAATGATTTGTGTGAATGATGGCTGTGACAGCTTTGAGATTAAGGTGGCTGAGACGAGGGCGCATGAGACGAAGAACTGGATCAGAAGACGTAGAGTCTGCAAGCAATGTCATTGCTCGTGGTGGACAGTTGAAATGGGTGAATTTGAATTGAAAGATAATCCTTTACAAACTCATGGCTAATCTGCTAAAAAGACAACTCGGGGCCATAACCCAGCCCTTGAGAATGGAGCATCACCAGACTCAGATAAACGCTACTGAATCAGAGGGGAAGACCAGCGAACAGCTCGGACCCAGCACTCTGAAGGCAATCAGTCCTAAGAAGAGCGATAAACGATGGATGCTCTCTGAAAAGAGATATCTCGCTTATATAAGCGGGTGAGGTTCTATTCAATGAATTTTGATATCCCAAAGAAACCTAAGTTAAAGCTAAAGACTGCGATGCCAGACCAAAGGCAGATAGCAGTTATGCCACTAAGAGCGTTAAAGGATAAGACTCTCAGGAATGGAGCTATCAGAGTTCTTGGCTTAGTTTGTAGCTATGCCAACAGAGCTGGGATTACATGGGTGGGGCAAGAGCGCCTGGCACGAGACCTCGGAGTTACACGCTCTGCCATCACGCAGTACATCACTATATTAAAAAAAAAGAATTATGTTGAGATATTGAATAAAGGCAGAAAGCTCAACTTCACCTCAACGATGAGGGTTATTTATAACGAGAAGTTATGTGCAGCGGATGCGATAGCGGTGGCTGCGAGTACCGAGGATTTGAGAAGTCCAAATATGATTTATGAAGAGGAGAAAGAAATGACCAAGAAAGCACCTAAAACGAGCGCCAGAGCGGTTAAAACGATTAAGGAATACATAGATACCAAACAGGGTAATCAGAGCGTTGGTGAGGCTACTGTAACTTATAACAGCAAGTTGGAGATAGTTAGTCTCTTATATGGAAAAATATATAAAGACAAGAAGACGATAAATGAACTAGACCTGAAGGCTATCGAGGTTGCAGAATCGATAGGTTTAACCAATGAGCAGTTCGCACATGACCTAGAGCTGTGGCTGAGAGCCAGACCAGAGCGACCAGCCTCCATCATTGACTACAGCCATGGCTTGTAACGTACCCAATCGGTGGTATGCATACGGCACAGGCAGAGGTGGGTGTGTATACAGAAAGCACAATGCCCTCTGCGCTTGGCCAGAGGCGGTCTGCCAGCGAGTGGCATACCTCTCCCCCCACCCTTGCCACTATGGGCGGGGTGCCCCACTCAATTTTTCCCCACTTTTTTAAGGAGATGAAATGGAAGAGCAAGAGAAGTTGAAGAGAGAGCTGCACAGTTGTAGTCTTGGCTTACTGAGACAGGGTTTCTCCCTACAAGCAGTTATTCATGCGATGATAGTGGAGTCTCAGAGGCTGTCGGAGTCAGCAAACGTAGTAGAGGCAATTGAAGAAAGTAAATTTAAACCATAAGTGAGGAGCAATAAATGAAATATGAAATGAAAGAAGGTAGCTTTACGCTATTCGTTAACGACAGAAAGCGTGGAGAAACAGATGCGGATTGGACAGGATCCATCAAGTTAGCTGATGGCATCGAGTATTGGTTCAATGCGTATGAGAAACAGGCTAAGACAGGCAAGAAGTACCTAGCCGGTAAGATCGGTAAGCCCAAGCAAGCGGGTTTTACCCCTCGTGGCAACGATGAGATGCCCAAGTCAGATAGCGATATTCCATTCTGATGGCTAGAGTTAAGTCAAATCTAAGTACGCAGATCCCCTCCATGCAGAACTGGGGTGGGATTCGGTCTATACAGAAGAGGTTAGAGCGCTCCGCTACCATTATGGAGAACAAGGAGGCGGTAGCGTATAGCCTACTCTGTATGGCCAATACGAAAATCACAGACATTATGGAGTGGGATGACCAAGGCAACATCCAAGTTAAGGCATCTAAGGATATTCCTGAACACGCATTGCAAGCCATCCGTAGCATTAAGGTTAATAAAGATGGTAATCTAGAGTTAGAGCTGTACGACAAGGTTGGAGTCCTCAGATTGCTGGCCAAAGCCTCTGGATTGCTCGATAGCCCAGAGGATTCAGATAAGCCATCGGTGATTGGCATCAATATCAAGCCACCCGATATTGAAGACATCGAAATAAAATAACAACAACCCCTTTACTTTTCTATTTTTTTAGGAAAGAATCTCGTTTATAGCGATATCGCTATTTAACTGAGGAGATTGTGATGACCACGTTTACGACTGAAGATAGAGAAGAAGCGATGCGTAATAGTTGTGAGCATTGCGGAGAGCGGTTGCCCATTGATGAGATCCACCATTGTGCGAATACGGAGCCAGTTCCATTTGCTGGCTTTATTCCATTAGAGGATGAAGAGTCTGATAACGAAAAGCTGTGCAGACTAGCCAATGATATGGAGTTCAGTATTAATACCAGGCTTGGGCGCTCTGGTGTCCGCTGGGCGGGAGACTAAGATGCCAATCAAGTCTGAGTTCTGGCACATCCTACAAAAGCATATTGCGCTGAGAAAAGCTGGTAAATGAGTTCTTGGCTGATTATCGTTACAGGTCTGATTTATGGCTACATAGCTGTAGAGCAAGGACTCAAGGGTAACGTGCCTATGGCAGTGGTATATAGTGGCTATGCGTTTAGCAATGTAGGGCTTTACATATTAGCCACTAAGTAACATATTTGTTAATAATGGGTAACATTTTATACATAATCGTTACCATATGTATACATAACGTAACATTTTTATAACTCTAGTGGATCAAAGCCTAGCTCATCTGCTACTAGCTTGGCTCTGTGTCGGAATGTCTTATCGTGTTTTTGCCATGCAGCTGTTGAGGTATTCCACCGACTAGCGTGGATCATCTCGTGCGCCATGGTACGAATACTTGTTTCGAGCCAGCCACAACGAGCTGCTGATATGGTGATAACGTGTTCATGCTTACCCCCATCATCGTATAGGTAGGTTCCCATCGTATCTGGATCGTGATCTACGATAAATTTAATCTGCTCTGGTAACGGCATATTCCAATTATCAAAGGGTTTGCACACCACAAGCATGGTGTACATATTCTTCAGAATGGTGGATGTGAGCTGGATCATACTTTCATTAACTGACCACGAAAATAAATTAGACCCTCATCCTCGTTGATAACCTCTGCCAGCTCTGGGGGCATGAGTTTGCCGTTGATAAAGGTCAATACTGCAAAACCCGCTCTCCAGTTGACCGGGTTGTTTTCTGTATACGCAAACTGGTTGTCCTTAATACAGGCCATCGTTCCAGTATCTACCCCATATCGTGTGCCGGTGTAGTCTGTCCAAGGGGTTATCTTGAGCGAGTGTAGGTGGCCAGAGACAAAGCTAGTGCCTGACTTCATCGTATTGTTGTAGACCGCATGAATGCCGTTATGCCAGCGGTGTTTAATCATGCAAGTCTGATTAACCATGATTGACCAGTACCATTTCCAATGCGGGGTGTGGTCTGCTATATCAAAACCCTTGATGCCCTCGTACTGTGGGAGGATGTTAGACAGCTTGCCTGAGAATCTTAAATCGTGATTACCAATCGTAATCATCAATTTGCAACCAGCTGGTCTTACCTTTTCAATATCTCCGAGCCTGTCTTGGATCTCATCTAGCTCTTCTTTGACTGTAGGGCCTTTCTGCCAGCCAATGCGGTGATGCGCTGAGATACTAGCAAAGTCGGCAATATCCCCATTAAGAATCACAATCTTTGGTTTCAGATACTTTACAAATTGGACAAAGCCTCGGTGAGCTGTCGTAACGTACTCTGGGTTGTAGTGGCAATCAGAGCCAACCAAGATGACACCATTGTCGATGGTGACGTTAGCTTGCATCTGCTCATCGGGAATATAAATCTTAGGCTGGCCAGAGGGTGACAGAGCCTCTAGAATAATGCCATATTTATTTTCTATTATTCTGCGCCTCTTCATAACATTGCGATTGCTAAGACCAATAGCCAAACTTACCTTTTCAGGGGATTGGTGTTCTTTCCAAGCCGCAATAAATTCTTCGTCACTACACGCTTTTCGTACCATGACATACCTTATAATGATAAAGTTAGCTTATATTAACTGAAAAGTGTTAAAAATCAATGGCTAAAACAAAAGAGATGTCAAGTAAGCAGATACCGACTACTGGTATTAGCTTAGATTTTTCCAAATCCCCAGAGGTTTATAAGTTCCTAACGAGCAACGCATTCGTGCGTGGGATGATGGGTCCAGTAGGGTCTGGCAAGTCATATGCTTGCGCTGCTGAGGTGTTCATCAGAGCCATTCAGCAAAAGCCCTCCCCTATCGATGGTGTCCGATATACCCGTTTTGTCATTGTACGCAATAGCTACCCCGAACTCAAGACAACCACAATTAAGACGTGGCAAGACCTTTTCCCAGAGAATACCTTTGGGCCAATGCTCTATACCCCACCGATTACCCACCACATCCGACTACCGGCAAGGGATGGAGCTGCGGGTCTCGATTGCGAGGTAATCTTCTTAGCGCTTGACCAACCGAAAGACGTTAGAAAGCTATTATCCCTAGAGCTAACAGGGGCATGGGTTAACGAGGCACGAGAGTTGCCCAAGGCTGTAATTGATGGCCTTACACACCGAGTAGGTAGATACCCTACCAAGAGAGATGGTGGCGCTAGTTGGCATGGAATCTGGATGGATACCAACCCAATGGATGATGACCATTGGTGGTTTAGGATGGCCGAGAAAGAAAAGATGACAGGACCATATGCTTGGAAGTTTTACAAGCAACCTGGAGGGGTTATTGAAGTCGGCAAAGACGATCTGCCCGAAAACCCAGAGGCCAATGACTGCATCTTCTCAGCGGGTAAGTGGTGGCAGTTAAACAAGAAGGCTGAAAACGTAGCCAATCTACCGGCTGGCTACTATCAGCAGATGCTATTGGGTAAGAATCTAGATTGGATCCGATGCTACGCAGAGGGCAAATATACCTATGTCCAAGAGGGCAAGTCGGTTTGGCCTGAATATGACGATAACATCATGTCTGGAGAGACAATTTTGGACAACTCTGTGCCGATCCAGATTGGTCTTGACTTTGGTTTAACCCCAGCTGCGGTGATTGGGCAGAGGTTGCCTAGCGGTAGGTGGCAAGTAATTGACGAGATTGTTACCTTTGACATGGGATTAGAGCGCTTTGGTCACCAACTCGTGGCTGAAATCAACGCAAAGTACCCAGGAATGCAAGTATTGGTGTGGGGCGATCCGGCTGGTATGGCTAGAGATGCGATCTATGAGGTAACGGCCTTTGACTTTCTAAGGACTCTTGGCCTCAAGGCACAGCCAACCCCATCAAACGACTTCAAGGTTCGCAGAGAATCCGCTGCTGCGCCCATGCAACGTCTTATTAACGGCAAGCCGGGGCTGATGGTTGACAGTAAATGTAAGCTACTACGCAAGTCTCTGGCGGGTGGCTACCATTTCAAGCGGGTATCAGTTGGCTCTGGTCAGGAGCGATTTAGGGATAGCCCAAACAAAAACGAACACTCTCACGTTGGTGATGCCTTTGGATATCTCTTACTCGGTGGCGGTGAATATAAGCGCATGACTCGCCCAGGAGACGTGTCATCAAGAACATATGTAGCCCAGACTGTGGCCAACAGCGACTTTGATATATTCTCAAGATGAAAGTGACTATACCCTACGAGGTATTAAACGAGGAGATGCATCCCAAGAGAGGGGTGTTTTATCTGCCATTCGTTATTGACCACTTTGACCAGCTCGATACCACCCAGCCAGAGCTGTTGGCTGTGGCTAGAGGCTATGACCTAAGATCCATGATATACAGCCAATCCATGCTTGGCGCAGCGGTTACCGCTTTCTACCGCAATAAACCGATAGCCATCTTTGGAGTTGTATTCTTTTGGGGTGGAGTTGGCGAGATGTGGAGCATCTTTGACAATCAGGCTAGAGAACACCCAGCATCCATGCTCAGATGTGGCAGATCCTTTGTAGATATCGCAACCAGATATCTCAACTTGCATAGATTGCAAATAACTGTTAGAACTGACGATATTCGGGCAATACGTTATGCGAAAGCATTAAGGTTTGAGACCGAAGCGGTTTTAAAGATGTATGGCCCTGACAAGGTGGATTACTTACTAATGACGAGGTATTAAATGGGTGGACTATTTGGTGGATCTCCAGATACCAGCGGTGCTGAACGAGCAGCTGCTGAGACTAAGGCAGAAAACGAAAAGATTAGGGCGCAAGCTGAAGAGGAGAAGCGACAGCTCGCAGAGCAAAACGCAGCTCGTGCTAAAGCAAGAGTTCGTGGTGGTAGCCGTATGTTGCTATCCGATACACGTTTAACCCCAGAGACAGGCATTCAAACGCTTGGATCTAACGAAATGAAAGTGAGCTAATCATGGGTGGAGTATTTAGCGGTGGTGGTGGTGGATACAACAACCCTGTTTCGGAAGCCGCAGCAAAAGTAGCCGAGTCTGGAAAAAAAGCTGAAGCTGAAAAAGCAACACAAGCAACACAGGCACAAGAAGAGGCTGGCGCAAGAATGCGTGGCGCAAGACGTAGAGGCCGTCAACTCCTATCGGATGCACGATTAAATGCAGAGATGGGTATGCAAGAGACTTTAGGTGGAGGGAATAGCCTTGGATAATAAAGCGAAGATGCAAAAGAAAGTAGCCAAAGTCATGCGTGAATACAAGGCTGGCGGTCTACATTCTGGCAAAGGTGGCCCAGTTGTTAAATCTCAAAAGCAAGCCGTTGCAATTGCAATGAGCGAGGCTGGAATGGCTAAGAAAAAATGAAAGAAGTCTGGGATAAAGAAAGACCAAAAGGCTTAGGTAAGCCTGAGAAGTTGTCTCCCATGCAGAAGACTGCTGCTAAAGCGATGGCCAAGAAGGCGGGCAGACCATATCCAAATCTTGTAGATAACATGAGAGCATCTAAAAAATGAAAGTAGAACTATCGTTTGAGTTTGGCGAAGACCACAAAGGCATGGGCGAGGAAGAGAAAAAGCCTATGGAGTTGACTCCTTTCCAAAAGAAAGTGGCTAAGATGCTGGCTCAAAAGGCTGGCCGTTCTAAGCCAAATGAAGAAGATATGTACAAAGCATCCGATCTAGAGGATGAAGAAGACTAATGGCTATTATTGTCCAGCGGGAGTCTGATAACACCAAATCAATATTTGTTACACCAACATATATTGATAAGGATGGCAATCAAGTTGTTGCCGGATCAGAGAAGCCATTTGTTATGGCTGACATTAACCATATCAGATTGCATGAAGGCAGAGCCTTTTACGCATATTTTTTAAATGGTAACGCAAACCAATTAGCCAACAATGCATCAATCGATATTGCTGTTGCTTGGGCTACTGGCAAGTATCCTCACCTAGTATTTGATGTTAACTGTGGCGGTGATGCAGAGTTTACTATTTTTGAAAATGCAACTGTAACTGGTGGCACATCGTTTACAGCCATCAATCGTTATAGGTCATCAACCAACACAAGCTCAAGCGCAGTCTTAATTAATCCAACAGTTACTAATACTGGAACCGCTTTAACTGGTGAGTTTCTTGCTGGTGGATCTGGTGGTCAGGCAACTGGATCTGCTGCATTTTCATTTCAATATGTATTGGCTCCGCTAACAACATATTTGTTTAGATTGACAAACAGAAGTGGGCAATCGCATATGGCTCACTTAATGATTGAGTGGTACGAATGACACTTAAAAAACATCAGAACCCAAGTGGTGGACTTAACGAGGCTGGGCGCAAATACTTTGAGCGCAAAGAAGGTGGCAACCTACAAGCCCCAGTTAAGGGTGGAACCAACCCAAGAAGGGTATCTTTTGCTGCTCGCTTTGGTGGGATGGCTGGTCCTTTAGTAGATGAGAAAGGCAGACCAACTCGCTTAAAGAAAGCGTTGCAAGCGTGGGGATTCGGTAGCAAAGAGGCAGCTCGTAACTTTGCAAATAGACACAAAAAGGATTGATATGGCTGAAATGATGAGATTAAAACCCGAAGACATCCTCAAGCGCCACGATATTGCGTTGCGTAAGAAAGAGGATTTTAGAGACCTATACGATGAGGCATATGAGTTCGCTCTGCCACAGCGTAATCTCTATGACGGCTATTACGAAGGTAAGGTTGGCGGTGCTAAGAAGATGAATCGTGTGTTTGATGCAACCGCTATTAATTCGACCCAGCGCTTTGCCAACCGCCTACAATCAGGAATATTCCCACCACAGCGTAAATGGTGCAGATTAGAGACTGGCCCAGATATTCCAGAAGACCGCAAGGCAGAGGCCTCAGCAGCGCTTGATATCTATGCAGATAAGATGTTTGCAACTCTCAAGCAGTCTAACTTTGACATTGCGATGGGCGAGTTCTTGCTTGACCTAGCAGTTGGTACAGCAGTAATGATGGTTCAGCCTGGTGATGACACATCCCCAATCAACTTCATTCCTGTGCCACAGTTTTTAGTTGCCTTTGAAGAGGGCGCTAATGGCCAGGTAGACAATGTATACAGACGTATGCGTATTAAGGGTGAGGCAATCATTCAGCAATGGAGAGATGCCACAATCCCATCCGACCTACAGCAAAAGATTGACCAAAAGCCAACAGAAGACTTTGAGTTGATTGAGGCTACAGTATTTGATCCAAAGCGTGGTGACTTTTGCTATCACGTTATCCATAAAGAATCTAAGCAAGAGCTGGTCTATCGCAGACTCAAGAAGAGTCCTTGGGTAGTCAGTCGCTATATGAAGGTGGCCGGTGAAATATATGGCAGAGGCCCATTGATTACTGCGTTGCCTGATATCAAGACATTGAACAAAACACTAGAGCTAGTATTGAAGAATGCATCTTTAGCTATATCTGGTGTGTATACAGCTGCTGACGATGGAGTTCTTAACCCAGCAACTGTCAAGATTATCCCAGGAGCAATCATCCCTGTAGCCAGAAACGGAGGCCCACAGGGCGAGTCACTAAAGCCATTGCCACGAGCTGGTGACTTTAATGTGGCTCAGATTATCATGGGAGACCTACGAGGGAACATCAAGCGCATACTGCTAGACGAGAGTTTGCCTCCCGATAATATGTCTGCTCGCTCCGCAACAGAAGTCGTAGAACGTATGAAGGAGTTGAGTCAGAACCTTGGATCTGCATTTGGCCGATTGATTAATGAGACCATGATTCCGCTTGTATCTAAGATACTGCAAGTAATGGATGACAGAGGCATTATCGATATGCCTTTGCGTGTGAATGGTCTAGAGGTAAAGGTAGCGCCAGTTGCCCCATTAGCTATGGCTCAGAATATGGAAGACGTAACCAACGTCATGCAGTTCGTGCAGATGGCTCAAGGCTTTGGACCAGAGGGTCAAGCAACACCTAAGATGGGCGAGATTACAGACTACATTGCAGACAAGTTAGGCATCCCAACAAGGTTGCGTAATGACTCAGCAGAGCGCCAATACAATCTCCAGCAGATTGCTCAACAGGCAGCTCAGGTTGCCGAGCAGAACCCAGAGGCTGTACCAGAAATGCTGAAAATGGCTGGAGGCTAATAGATGAATGTTGACGGATGGGCTGGCCTAGAAAACGTAGTTACAGATATTCGTGATGTTGACCAATCAGTAGAAGACCTAAACAAATTATGCCTCCGAGTTCTCAGCTCAGAGGATGGCGAAAAACTAATGAAGTGGTTAAGAGCCACTTTGTTAGAGCAGCCAGTTGCCTTGCCTGGTGCTGATCCTAGTTATGCTTTTTATCGAGAAGGACAAAACAGCGTGATTCGGGATCTTGAAGCAAGGATTAATAAAGCGAGGAAAATGTAAAAATGGAAACTACCGAAGCAGTCCAGCCCACAGAGGATGGTGGCCTACTGGACTCAGTAACAACTGAGGACAGCCAAGGTACAGAGCAGCAAAACCCAGAAGCATCACAGATATCTCATTTAGCAGAGCAAGAGGATGACACTCCGCTAGACCGCCCTGATTGGTGGCCTGAGAACTTTTGGAAGAAAGACGATGCAGCCCCCGATCTTGAGGGCATAGCAAAATCGTGGATGGACTTGCGTAAGCAGATATCGCAAGGCAAACACAAAGCTCCAGCAGATGGCAAATACGATGCATCCGCATTTGGTGCAATTCCAGAGAATGACCCAGTTCGTAGCCACGTCTTGGATTGGGCTAAGGAGAATGGGATATCGCAACTCGCCTTAGATAGTTTGGTTGGCAAAGTGGTTGGCATGAGTGCAGAGAAAGTAGAAACTGTCACTAGATCACTTGCTGAAGAAAAGGCAGCTCTTGGTCCTAACGCAGATGTCATTATTAAAGGAATGACGGATTGGGCGAGAGGACTTGTAAACAAAGGGGTTTGGGGTAAAGATGACTTTGAAGAGTTTAAGTACATGGGCGGTACAGCCAAGGGCTTAAAGGCTTTGATGAAATTGCGTGAGACTTATGAAGGCTCTCGTATCCCCACCGAGTCAGTACCCATTGAAGGTGCGCCATCGAAAGATGAGTTGTACCAGATGGTTGGCGATCCTAAGTACAAGACAGATCCAGCCTACCGAGCCAAAGTTGAGCGAATGTTTGCTCAGAATTTCGGCTAAAATAAGGAATCTCCTCACGAGAGTGACCCTCCCCCCGGTGCAGTTTGCCGGGGGTTTTTTCATCAACATTTAGTAAAAATTAAAAATATGCAACTAGATGTTGTATTTTTTCTACATTTCTGCTAGAAACTCATTAAGGCATACCATTTAATTGGCCCTTGATGCAGATTAATCTGACGATTGGCTACCGCAAGTAGCAAGCGTAGGCCCTGGCAACAGGCACACCAAAGCAAAAACCTATTTTATTTTTTTACCTTTTTAGGAGAAACACATGAGCATTTCATTATCTAATGCCTTTGTAACTCTATTTGATGCTGAGGTAAAACAGGCCTACCAGGGCAAGGCAATGCTGGTTGGTGCTGTTCGTCAGCGTCGTGGAGTAGAAGGTTCTACAGTTAAGTTTCCAAAAGTTGGCCGTGGTGTAGCCACCCCACGCATTACTCAGTCGGATGTAACCCCATTAAACGTAGGCTTTTCCAATGTAACTTGCACATTGCAAGATTGGAACGCTGCTGAATATAGCGACATTTTTGCTCAAGCAAAGGTCAACTTTGACGAGCGCCAAGAGCTTGTACAAGTTTTAGGTAACGCTATTGGCCGCAGACAAGACCAGTTGGTTCTTGATGCATTGTCAGCTGCAAGTGGTACTGGTACTGTATCTAACGATATCGGTGGTACTGATACCAACATGAACGTAGCTAAGTTGCG